ATGCGCTCATTGCGTGGGCTATCGGTCACCCCTACGCGGCATGGGGTGGATGTACAGCATTTCTCGCTGCGTTCTGGTCAAGCCTGAAAGACGGGCGCGGCTGGTGCTCATCATTGTTTGGCGGGTTTCTCGCAATACTGATAACACTCAGCACGCTTGCAGTCATGAAAAAGACCGGACTTCATGAAGAATGGATGCCGCTTGTCGGCCTGCTGGTGGGCTTTGTTGGTGCAGACCGCATTCGCGCGGCCGTACTCGGCGCATGGGACGCCCGTAAAAATAAACTGGTGGATAAAGATGAAAACAATGAAAACAAGCAGTAACGGTATTCAGTTCATTCGTGACCATGAAGGGTGCAAGCTCACGGCATATAAAGATGGCGGCGGTGTCTGGACGATTGGTGTAGGCCATACCAAAGGCGTAAAAGCCGGGCAGACGATTACTCAGGCGCAGGCCGACGCATTTCTTGCGAGCGACATCGAACCCGTTGAGTCCTGCATTAACCAGGCAGTGACTGTCGCGCTGAACCAGAACCAGTTCGATGCGCTGGCGTCGTTCACGTTCAATGTCGGCGAGAGCGCGTTTAAAAGCTCTACGCTGCTGAAAAAACTGAACGCCGGTGATTACCGCGCAGCCGCTGACCAGTTCACCCGCTGGGTCTATGACAACGACGTGTTTGTTCAGGGGCTGTATAGCCGCCGCGTGGATGAGCGCGATTTGTTTCTTTCCTGAAGGTTGACATCCTCCCCGCCCTGAAGGACGGGGCTTTACGGCACACCGGGTAAATCTAATGAAAAAATTCACTTATGCACTTACAGGCGTGCTACTCGCCTGCCTGCTGTCCGCATGCAGTTCATACCGTCAGGTTGAAAAATCCGACGGTACGAAAAAGACCACCGTCACCATCGCACCGGGCACGACAATTACCGCGCCTAACGGTGCATGCATCAGCAGTGGTGACAATGGCATCTGTCAGCAATCGCAGTAGTCATTACAGAGCGTCACAGCAGGCGCTCGATAATGCTTATTGAGGAGTGAGACTATGGCAAAACCGGACTGGGGAGCGCTGCAAGACCAGTTCCTCGCCGACCATGCCAGAACGGGTATATCACCTAAAGAGTGGTGCGAATCGCAGGGGCTGAATTACTCATCGGCACGCCGTTACATCAAGAGGCCAGCTGCGCAAACTGAACTGCGCAAAACTGCGCAGAAAACTGCGCAAAAAAACACTGCGCAATTTGAAGGGAAGCCTGCCACGCCTGATGTAGGTGGCAATGGTAGCGTGCAAGCTGCGCAGTTTGATGACCAAGAAAAGCAGGGGTTGCTCAAACCACAGCATGAGCAGTTTGCGCAGAATATTGCGCAGGGAATGCCGCAAAAGGATGCAGCTGTTTGCGCCGGTTTCGCCCCGAGCAACGCCGAATCCCAGGCATCCAAATTATTGAAGCGCCCCGACGTTCGCCAGCGCATAAGAGAATTCAGGCAGGAAGCCGCGCTTCTCGTTTCGTTCAATGCAAAAGACCTTGCCGATCTGTCATTCTCAGCGGCGAAAGAAGCCAAAGAAGACGGCAAGTATGGCCAGGTAGCGCCGAACATTAAAAACGCCGCCCAGCTGACTGGCATCGACATGAGCAGCAAAGCAGAAGTGAATGTCAACCTGGCGGGCCTCAGCTACGGCAAAGTCTGCATCGTGACGCCATCCAACTGCCCACCTGAAGCATGGGCCGCGCACATGGATAAGCTGCGCGCGGGAAAGCAGACAGCCCAACAATAATTGATGGTGTTCTTTACTCATTCAGCAGCGACTGGGTAACAGGGACGCTCTACGACTCCCCAATTGGTTCCGTTCGCTGGCGCTGGACGTACGGCGGACGAGGCGGCGGTAAGTCGGTAGAGATTGCCCGCGCGCTGGTATTGTTGGGCGCTATCGAGCCGATGATTATTCTTTGCGCTCGCGAATTTCAGAACTCAATCAACGATTCAGTACTGGCGCTGCTGGACGCTGAAATACACTCGCTGGGCCTCGCGCACTTCTACAAGGTCAAGAATAACGAGATTGAGGGCGCTAACGGGACGCGCTTTACCTTCAAAGGGCTGCGCAACAATATCCAGAGCATCAAGTCGATGCACGGCATCAGGATATGCTGGGTCGAGGAAGCGCAGACCGTCTCGCAGGACAGCTGGGACATCCTCGGCCCCACCGTTCGCGCGAATAAATCTGAGGTCTGGGTATCGTTTAACCCGCGCGAGGTAACCGACCCGACATACGCAATGATGGAGCGCCACAAAGCCGATCCCCCGGACGGCGGCGCGATTATTACCTGCGTCAATTACACCGATAACGCCTTTTTCCCTGTAGTGCTTCGCCACGAAATGGAGTACTGCAAGCGCATTGATTTCGAAGCGTATGAGCATATCTGGCTCGGCCTTCCGAGGGCGATAAGCGAAGCGGTTATCTTCTCAGGCAAGTATTCCATTGAGGGCTTTCCTGGCGATTTATGGGAAAGCGCAGACCGGTTATTTTTCGGTGCAGATTTTGGATTTGCGAACGACCCATCCACGCTACTGCGTTGCTTCATCATTGAGAGAAAGCTTTACATTGAATACGAAGCCTACGGTGTAGGCGTTGAGCTCGATGAGCTTCCTGCGTTTTATCAGAGCGTACCCGGTGCCAGAGAGTGGCCCATCAAAGCCGATAACAGTCGCCCTGAGACCATCAGCCATGTCCGCAGACGTGGATTTGTCATTGACGCCGCCGAAAAATGGCCGGGAAGCGTTGAAGACGGCATTGCATACCTTCGAAGCTTTGAAGAAATCATTATCCATGAGCGGTGCAAGCACATGGCGGATGAGGCTCGCCTGTATTCATACAAAGTCGATAAACAGACCGGTGACGTTTTGCCTGTTGTTGTCGACAAACACAACCACTGCTGGGACGCCATCCGCTATGCGCTGGACGGTTACATCACCCGTGGCGGCTACGACTGGTCAGGCTGGAGTTAACATGTTTGGACGATTTAAAAAGAAAAGTGAACCTGACCAGCGCCAGGTGGCGATGGACTCGCTCACAAACCTGATTGCGGGCCTGAACGGACCCGGCGATAAGCAATCCAGTGCGTTCTACAGAACCGCGACGGTCATGAGCAGCGAAACCTGCGCGTCAATGTTTCGCACCAGCTGGGCCGCCGGAAAAATTGCCCGCATTCCGGCTGAAGATATGTTGCGAGAGGGCTGGGATATCGATTCTGGTTCACTCACTGCAAAGCAGGTGCAGGAAGTCAGTAAAGCGACTGAGGCGCTGGCGCTGAACCGGAAGCTCTACGAGGCGATCGCTTACGGGCGTGTATACGGCGGCTCGTTCATCGTTATCGGCAACACCCGAAAACGAAATGACTGGGCTAACCCGTTACGGGATAGTGAATTCCGCCAGGGCGACACAATGACCCTGACGCTGCTTGACCGCACCATGCTGGAGCCTGATATCACGTCAATCAATCGTGATCCTGGCAGCGAAGACTTCGGGAAACCGATGCGCTATCGCGTCAGCGATGGGCTGGTATACATCCACCGCACGCGAATGCTGGAGTTTATTGGCAAGCCCGTTCCCTATCGTGAGTACGAGCGAAACGGCTACTGGAATGACTCGGTTTATCGCGATTCAGAGGATGCCATTAAACGCTATGACACCGTGGCGTCCGTCATCAATACGATGCTTTATGAGGCAACGGTCGACACGCTGAGCATAGACAACCTTGGCAATATGCTGACGACAAAAACAGGTACGGAACAGGTACAAAAACGCTTTGCTGCCGTGTCTCAGCTAAAGAGTGTGATTAACACCCTGGTGCTGGATGCAAAGGATAAGTACGAGAAGGTGCAGCCCTCATTCACGGGAGTTAATGACATTTTCAACTCGTTCAAATCCGATGTGGCTGGTGCTGCCGATATCCCCATCACCCGATTTTTTGGGCAGTCTCCGGCGGGCATGAGTGCGACGGGTGATTCCGACATGCGCAACTATCTCGACACCGTGAAGTTTCGCCAGACAGTCGACCTCAAGCCAAAGCTTCAGCGCATTTACCGGCTGTTATGCCTGTGCCTTTTTGGCTCTGCGCCGGATGATCTGAATATCAAGTTTCGCAGTCTCTGGACAGATGCGCCTGACGTTATCTCAAAGGCTGAACTGGCGCGCGCTCAGGCGTCGCAGATTTATACCCAGATGGGGGCAATTCAGGTTGCAACGGTTACCGCAGACCTTGCCTCACGCGAGGCCTATAGCGGCATTGGCGCAGAAGACGAACGGATGGCAGAGGAGGCCGACGGGATAAACAATGACCCAACGGACAATAGCCGCTCAGTACATCCTGAGCCAGAACCCACGCGCGAAGACAACAACGCTTAAATGGGTTAAGCCGAACACCGGACCCCGAACGCAATATCTCGCCACGCTTCAGCAGTACGTTGCCGAAATGACCGATGAGGTCACCCGCAAGCTTCTCCCGCTCATTGATGACATGCCGACACTGGCCGCAGACAGCGTTGCGTCTGACGCGGTTACGCCATCGTCGCAGCGATTACGGGATTTGCTCGACCAGCTGGCGCAAAAGTTCGGGCTGGTGTTCTCGGGCATGGCGCAGCAGCAGGCAACGCAGTTTGTTTCTGCGCAGTCAGCGCAGGCTACAGCGGCGCTTAATACCGCGTTTGTTCAGGCTTTTGGTGTGGATATGACGCCGCTCTTCGCCGGGCAGTCAATGACGGCGGGATTTAACGAGATGCTGTCCGCCGAAATCAACTGGAATACATCGCTGATTAAATCGCTTCCCACGGAATATCTGGGGAAAGTCGAAGCCAGTGTGATGAAGGCAGTGGCGAACGGCGAACGCGCATCTTCCCTGGCTA